ACCTAAGATATGATGCAAAAGAAAAGTATAGAAGGATAATGAATAAATCAAAATCAAATGTTTAACGACCCAGATTCAAAACCATTACAGAAAGAAGTGAAATGTCCAGAGTGCGGATATAAAATGGGCAGAGTAGGATTACCAGAGAAAGGTAGAGTAGTTCCAAAGCCAAAGAAAGATGATATATGTCTTTGTTTTAATTGTGCAGCCATGCTTCGATTCAATGCAGATGAAGAGACAGTTCATACGGTGACAAAAGAAGAGTTGGCATCTTTGGATTCAGATACATTGTATTATGTACTTCATGAGCAGGCAACATTAAAAGCGTTTGCAATGAAAAGGAAAATAGACTTGGCAGCGAAACAGAAAGCAGAGCTGAACTGACATGGGAGAAATAGCAGACGATATAATTGATGGCTTCTACTGCCAGATTTGCGGAGAAGTGATAGACGGAGAAGAGAGTGGTTATCCACGTTCTTGTGCTGGATGCGGTGGTGGTGATTGCGTTGACTTTGATTTTTCAGAATCCGATTCAGCATATTGGAGAGACGTTGAAAAGCATTTCGATTTCGTGAAGAAGCTAAGGCTTTTGAAGCAGATAAAAGAAAGACGGAGAAGAAGTAATACTTTCGCTTCCAGAATTTGATATAATGGGAAAGCATGTTAATATTATTTGCGCTAACAATGGAGTAGGGCTTAGTCAGGACAGAGAAATACTGAAAGCAATACTGACTGCGAACGGGCATCAGGTTTCGTTGAATGAAGGGATGCATCCAAAGGATATGCGCAAGCGATATGACCTGAATATCTTCTGTGAGCAACTGCATCCGCAATGGATAGGGCTTGCAAAAAAGAATATCATGATACCAAACCCAGAATGGTTCTTTGAGGGATGGATAAAATATCTGTATCGGTTCGATAAGATTTTCTGCAAGACGAAAGACTGTGAAAGGATATTCATTGACTATGCGGACATGGAGCAACTTGTATATACTTCATTCACATCGCAAGACAGGTACTTGAAAGGAATTAAGAAGCAGAGAGTATTCAGTCACTTTGCAGGGAAGAGCAATCACAAAGGAACAGGAGCGATAGTTGCAGCCAGTAAGTGCAGAAAACTTCCGTTACTTAATTTGTATCTGACACCGAATGAAGGACAGCAGAAATATTATGTGAACAATACAGATGTGATTCTGCATACACAGAGAATCCCAGATGATAAATTCAGGCAGTTGCAGAATAGCAGCATGTTTCATCTGTGTCCCAGCGAATACGAAGGATGGGGACACTACATAAACGAAGCGAAGAGTATAGGAGCTATCATCATAACAACGAATGCAGCACCGATGAATGAGCTTGTGACGAGCAGCTTTGGATTCGGAGCAGCCTATGACACTGTAACGAAACATCATTTAGCTCCGACATATAAAGCAAATCCTGAATCTATTGCAGAGTGTATATTGCTTGCAGCAGAGATGAGTGACAGCGTAGCTAAGAAACTAAGCAGGAAGTCAAGAGAAGACTACCTGAACAACGATAAGCAGTTCAAAGAAGTATTTATTAATCAAGTAAACCTTTTATTAAATTAATCTATAATGAAAAATGTATTTGTTATTTTATTGCTTGCAATTCTGGTATCAGGTTGCAGAAAAGATTGTGAGACAAAGCCAGAAGGTGCGGACACACACTTCTCAAAACAAGATTGGCTTGGCGAATGGGACTACACACTGTATGGAGATACGAATTATAAATTTCCGATTCACATTGGAGATTCGCATGTTGAAGGTTCTGTATTTATTTATTACCCGTTCACTTTAGGAATCTGCTACTTCATCGCAGAGAACGATGAGACATGGGACAATCTGACAATGCCAAGACAGATATTGTTAGGAAGCAATGCGCCAGATAACGGAATTGCATTGAGTGGAAGCCTTTGGTTGAGCAGCGATAAGGACACACTGTATATGGTGATACGGCAAGAGCAATGGTCTCAAGATTGTACGCAATGCATAACGACAACTTACTTATCGGACGGAGTTCATGGTGATACTTTAATCGCTGTACGATGAATAATACAAGAGTAAATGAACTTTGGTATTTCATTAATGAGCATCAGGATGAATCTGATTGTGCGCAGCAGATGAGTAAGTTATTTTCAATACCATTGAAGACTGCGAATGATTTAGTGCTTGATTGGGCTATGAATGCGAAAACTAAATTCGCGGAGCGATTGCAGAAATTCGAATGAAGTGGACAGAGGCAAACAGGCAGATTATAAGAGACTGCATGGGAAGGCTGACAGCAGGACAGATAGCAATGAAGATGGGACTAAGGGTTCAGCAGATAGAAGGACAAATAATGTTATTAAAAAAGCAGAATAAAAATGGTGGAAGAGTTTAAGTTTAATTATGATGAGCAGCCAGTCATTCTAAAGGTGAATGACTATCATCAGGCAAATGAAATCAGGAAGGAAGGAACATTCTACGAACATTGGATGCTTGACTTTATTAAGAATAATTTTTCAGGAGGTACATTCGTTGATGTTGGAGCGAACACAGGAAACCATACTGTGTTCTTTGCTAAGTTTTGCGATTGTAGAGTTATGGCGATAGAGCCAGTGCAGGAGAGCTATGAACTACTTGAAGAAAATCTATTGCTGAATGGATTAATCAATGACGGAGTTTTCACTTTTCAAGTTGCGGTAAGTGATAAGCAAGGGGCTGGCAATATGCAGATACCAGACCCAGACAAACAATCAATCGGAGGTGCAAAGCTCTTGGAAATTACAGGCGGTAGAGTTCAGGTCAATCCTCTTGATGATATTCTTGATGGTGTAAAAAAAGTGACGCTGATTAAGATTGACGTAGAGGGGCATGAACTGAAAGCGTTGTTCGGAGCAAGGCAAACGATAAGAAAGCATAAGCCAGAGCTATTCATTGAGACTTTTGAAGAATGGACACTGGAGCTTATTGAAGAGCTTCTGAAAACAGAAGGGTATGAATTGAAGGAGCGTTATTGTCATGCGCCAGTATATCATTTCAGCACTAACAAAAAAATCCCAGTAACATACAAATGAATATCTGGCATGGATGCTTCGATAATAATAATTTCGGAGACCACGTAGGGAACTATGTGATTGAAAAGCTAACAGGAGAGAAGCCTAAGTTTGCGCATGACAGCAGGAAGGTTGACGAAGTGCATGTTTACTCCGGCAGTGTTCTGCAAGAGAGTAAGAGAAACTGGGTGATGTATGGCTGCGGATTCGGAGAAGACGACCAGCAGATACATGAAGCTCCTAAACAGATTGTGTCGGTCAGAGGTAAGTTGTCAAGAGAGATGCTATTGAAGCAGGGTATAGAATGTCCAGAAATATATTTCGACATCTGCGAGTACTTGCCTTCTATTTATTATCCGAAGATTAAAAAGAAATATGCATTCGGATATATACCTCACTACAATGATTCTTCTATGGTGCTGCTTGCTGATAAAGAGAATGATATTATGATTGACATTTGTGGACAGCCAGAAGAAATTATAACGCAAGCGTTGTCGTGCAATAGGATAGTGAGTAGTTCTTTGCATGGATTAATATTGGCAGACGTTTATAGCATTCCGAGAGACTGGAAAAGATTCGATGGAGTAAGTGATTTTAAGTTTTACGATTATTTTTCTAAATTCAAATGATAAAATACATAGTGACAATTAACTACTTCGATGAAAAAAGAGATGTCATACTTTCTGATACGTTCTTTGTTAATGCGAAGGACGATGATGAGGCTGACAGAGAAGCAAGAAGGATATTCAATCAGGCAAACGAAACAAGACCAGATATTATAAAGGTTCATGCACATGAATTTGTAACTGAACTTGAAAGGAGACTTGAATCTTTATGAAAGATGTTTGTCTAATACCAGCACATACAAGACCAGAGTTCTTATTCTTGAATCTTGATAGGATAAGAAAAGCGGAGCGGAGCAGAGAGCTTCTGTATATCTTCAAACTTGATGCAGGATTCAGCAGAGATTGCATTGATATAATAAAGCAGTTCACAATGGATGGCTTTGTGAATTTAATTTATCAGCAGGAGCGCACAGGATATGGACGGGCGAAGCAGAGCTACAATCTATTGACTGGCTACCAGAGAGCGGTGGAGACTGCGAGAGATAAAGTATTCATGATTGAAGAAGATATAATGATAGCAACTGACTTCTTCACATGGCACTACAAGGTTCATGAAGCAGAAAACAATAATCTTTTCTGCTCGATTGCAACAGCAAATAATAACAGAGACGTTCCAGTGACGGACAGGATGGATAGTTATTATTTGACACACGGAGATTATCAATCACTTGGCGTTTGCTTCAATAAGAAAGTTCTGATTGAGGAAGTGTTGCCATTGGCAGTTGCAGCGTACTATACAAATTCACAAGTGTTCTGCCAGAAGGAGTTCCCGAATAGTAAAATAGGAAGAGCTTATACGGAGCAGGATGGCTTGATTCGAAGGGTTCAAGAACATCAGGATAAGCTAATTGCATTTCCGCATGTAGCAAGAGCGTACCATTCTGGATTCATCGGTTACAACAGGCAGAAGAACTTCAATATGGAGCTTGTTCAAAAGATTGAATATATTCGCAGCATAATATTCAGCGACCAAAGGATGCGCGAAGTGAATTTTAAGAACCCAGACTTCTATAAAGACAGCAAACCAATAAATCTGGATAACCCTAATCTGGATTATGACTTAGTTTTTAATCAACCAGAAATAAAATTCTAATGCAAACAAAATTTATTGATGTAGCTAAAGGTTACGGACGCATAATAGGATGGGTAACATTTGCAATGCTATTGATTGCAGGACTTGCGCCATTCGCAGCACTGTTATGGTGGTGGTTGAAATTAGTTTTCAGATTAATAGCAGAATAAGAAATCGGTGAAGCCGTGTACTAAATTCCATAAGAGAGATAGCGTTGAGAAATTGATGTTCGGATTCGTCTATGGAATTATTACAAACTTACCATCAGTAACAAAGCAGCAAGCAATAAAAAACTTTCTTAGACAATTCCATATCGAGCATGAAAGTGTTCGTTCGCTTGAAACCACTTTCGATAGGATGAGGAAGGAGTTGTTCGAAGAGCAAAGAAGCAATGAAACAGAAGGCAGAGAAGAAAAAAAAGATTGAGTGGCGTACAGTTCAAGTTCGTATCGGAGACCTGAAAGAAGCAGCGTACAATCCAAGAAGACTATCAGCGATGAAGGCAGAGCTTCTGGAAAATTCAATAAAAGAATTTGGCTTCGTTGAAATCCCAGTAGTAAATAAAGATTTTACAATTATTGCTGGACACCAGAGAATCACAGTAGAAAGGAAGCTACACGGTGATGATGTTTGGATTGATTGTAGAGTTCCTAATAGGCAGCTTACTCCAAAAGAAGAGAAGGAGTATAACATACGGAGCAATAAGAATAAGGGAGACTTTGATATGACGCTGATGAGTGAGTTTATAGGAGCGGATGCATTGCAAGAGTTTGGATTCAAACCGATGGAGGCTGACGGAGCAGGAGAAGGATATGAGCCAGCAGATGATATGAGCCTGAAAGAACATTTCATGCAAAATTCAATTAAGCAGATTGTATTTAATTTCGAAGGTGAAGCATTCGATAGTGCGATGAGGAGAATGATTGAAGTAGGAAAGAAAGAAGGTTGTGAAAATATGAGTGAGGTACTTGATAAACTGATTGCGTTCTATGAAGAAACTAATTTGGCTGACTGAAAAGCGAAAGCCGAATCAGTTGATAGAGATGAAAGGTAATCCTCGCAAGAGCAGCGATGAACAGAAAAAGAATCTACGTGCATCATTGATTAAATTCGGACTGGCAGAGATACCAGTGATTGATATTGACAATACAATCATTGCTGGGCATGACAGGATTAGAGATTTGAAGCAGCGTAGTAAAGGAGCTACGCTGATTGACGTAAGAGTGCCTAACAGGGCTTTGACAGAAGACGAAAGAAAGCGTTACAATGTGTTGAGTAATGTTGATTATGGCATCTGGGATGATGAGAAACTGAATAAATATTTCGGACAGAAGGACTTGTTAAGCTGGGGATTCCATGATAATGAATTTGTGGATACGACAGTTCACACGGATAAGAACTTAATCACTACGCAGCTTGAAACATATATCGAAGGAAACAGGAAGCAGATTGTTATGTACTACGACTTGGAGAGGTACAACTTTGTGATGGAGAGAATATTCGACATAATGAAGAGAGAGAAGGTGAGCAATGCAACAGAAGTGTTATTGAGTTTATTGTCATATTATGAAACGAATCGAACTAAGAAGAAAGCCAATAGAGGATAAGCTGTTTCTGAAACGGAGTGCGATGCCTTCTGATTGTGAAAGCCTGATTGACTTTGACTGTCTGATAACAGACGAAGGAAAGCCAGTGATACTTTATAAGAGACTGGATGAAGACCTAAGAGATTTATTATGGGCAGTGCAGCATGTGAAGTTTAATACAGGCAAGCGAACGCTGGGGTTGCAAAGTACGAGTACGATATTCGGGTATAGTCCGAAGCTAACGGTTCGCAGAGACTATTGCACAGCTACAAGCATGAGCAGAGAGTTTCCGAAACCTCATTCTATAATTTGCAGGCAAGCAGAGCTTGTAAGTAAGTATTATAAAAAATACTTTCCAGACACTTATGTAGCACATGAGCAGGTAGTAACAGAAAAGGTGCTGCCAGCTTGGAGGATTCCTAATTCAGTGTTTACGTCCGGCATTGTAAATAAGAACAGTGTGCTGAAATATCATCATGATGCAGGTAACTTCAAAGGAGTAATGAGCAATATGATTGTGATGAAGCATGATGTTGAAGGAGGCAATCTTGCAGTTCCAGAATACGGCATCACACTTGAGGTTGCCAACAATACGCTGGTGATTTTCGATGGGCAGTTAATCATGCATGGAGTGACACCGATAAAATACTTGAGTGAGCAGAGCTACCGATACAGCGTTGTGTATTATACGTTGCAGCAGATGTGGAAGTGTCTGCCAGTAGAGCAGGAGAAGCAAAGAATAAGAGAAGTAAAACTAACCAGAGAAAAAAAGAGATTGAAACATGCAGCAGATTGAAGAGACCGTACTGCCGATATTCATTGGTAGTAAGAACAGAATAAACTTTCCAATGAGCAAGCTCCTGATAGGAGCTTTTTTGTTTGTAGAGCCACAGGATTATGACCAGTACAAAATGATGTACGGCAAGCAGTATCAGATTGTGAGACTTGGAGCGGACAATATGGGGTTCGCTTATATGTTAAATTCAATGCTTGAGTTCGCACAGATTAAACAGTTCAGTGAGTATATGTTTGTTGATGATGATGTTCTTGGATGGAAGAGAAGAGACAACAGCAAATGCACGATAGAAGAAATTTATCAGAGTGCGAAGGAGCAGATGAATGAACACAACTATGGACAGGTGATGGTGAGTTTCGCTGGACATAATTGGATGCACAAAACAGGAGTTACAAAAGAAAACATCGGTGCATGGTGCATGGTATTAAACAATACATACCAATTGTCAAAAGCAGGAGGATATGATAAAGAATTAAAAATCTTCAATGACTGGGATATGTCTGCCAGATTGATTAAGGCAGGATTCAGAACTGCTTGCATATATGCTTATCAGTTTGCACATAAGATGAAAAGTAGAGACGGAGGTGCAGCAGAAATATACAAGCAGAATGAGAACATGGAAGTTGCAGCCGATTACCTTATAGCGAAGTACGGAGATAAGGCGGTGAGAAAAGTTGTTGAGCATGGACAAACAGAGGTGAGATTTAATTGGAAAAAATTATGAAAACATATACAGAAGTCAAGACGACAGAAGCGTTCCCAGCAGACAGAACGAAGCACTACTTTGCATTGCACAGATTAGAGACCAAGCCAGAAGGAACATTGCCGAATTATACTTGGAGTGAAGAAAGTCACGGTACGTTTTATTATAATGGTATTGGCTGGCAGTTGCAAATAAACGGAGCATGTAGCACTATAATGGAAAGCCAGCCGAATGAATCAGTGGTATGGCTGAAAGAGCAGGAGCAGGAAGAAGAGCCGAAACCAGTTATTGTTGGACACCTGAATCGAGAGTTCGGATATAATTATCATTTGCCGATACCGAAAGGTTCAGAGGTGTTTGAGTTCAATGACAGATATTATTTCATAATCACTCCAGAGAATGAAAAGCTGCCAAAGCAGGAGATGAGATTTTATAAAGAAACATTAAAACCATGCATAGATTTTATTGTAAATAATTAAAGCCAAAATAAAATGAAGCAATTAAGTTACACGATGCTTGTGAAGTACAAGGGAGACCCAGATACTAAAGCATGGAGTGAGACGAATACTGAATGGGTTGAAGACAGCGTGACTGCACAACAGGATGCAGAAAGGATATTGAAAAGATTTAATTCCTCACGAAGAGAAGCAGAAAAGGAAAGGCAGCTTGTGAAGGCATGGGAAGTTGCAGATGCAGACCAGCCATTAAAACATCAATGGGGTAAGCTATCTCTTGTTACAGAGAAGGGAGGCTTTGATAGAATGCAATGTGAAATATGCGGAGTAACAGGAAAGAGGTATTCGCTTGGAGGTAATGTCCAGATTGATGCGAAGTACAAAAAGAAATATGAACACATGTGTCCAGCTAAAAGAATAAACTAAATGGTTTATATTCTTCTCGCGGACATGGTAGCTAATAGAAAAAGTAACAATCAAATCTTAATATAAAAATGAAACCAGTAGAATTTAAAGACCAGAACATTGTGATGCATAAACCTGCAAACATGACTGATGCAGAGTGCGGAGCATTGCCCAGTAAGAAGAGCATGTATCTTGAAAAGTACCCACAGTTTGAAAGTGTGTGGGAACTGGAAGCAGGAGACGAAGAGAAGCTCCGGCAATCGAAACGGATAAGGCTGATGATAGTTGGAAGTGGTATGCCTCCAGTTGGATTGTCAGTAGAAGAGCCAGAAGAGAATCGTGATACAAGGCAGGCAACAGGAGTGGAGTTGATTGCAATGGAAAGACAGGAGCAGATAAGTAAGCATGGCTATCACTCTGCACATGACTGGGGGCATCATCATGGTGAGCTTCGATTAGTGGCTGCAATACTTGCGACAAATGGAACAAACTCAAAAGTTGTCTCTGACTATGGTGGAGATTTTCAATCTGGATTAAATGTTTGGGGACTTGAAAACAAGCTGACTGGAGACCAGAATAAAATTCATCGTCTTCAAGTAGCAGGAGCATTGATTGCAGCAGAGATAGACAGGTTGCAGGCGATAGAGAATGCAGCCAGTGAGCAGGTAGAAGTGTTCTACATAGGAGAGGATGAGTTCAGCAGGAAGTGCTATAAGGCGAAGGACGGACGGATATATGCAGATGTTGAAGGGGATGGCATTTTGTATTCAACGACCAGCGAAGGAGAGCCGATAGAGCCAGTGAACAATGTTAAAATAATAGGCTGATGGAAGTGATAAGATATTTTTGGCAGGGAGTAAGAATCATTTGGTATTCAATGTTCCCGACATGGATTATTCTTGAGAGAAAGTTCGTGAGTTACTTGGATGCAAGTAGAATGATTAATGAAAGTAGTGGCAAGCCAGCAGAAGATAAATGGGTTCTGGATACGGAGAAGGAGGATGGCAACAGTGAGTATGGAATGGTTTATTTGTGCAGGAAGAAAAGGAGGTTGCAGTGAAAGACAATCTTAAAGAGCCGTGCAAAGAATGTCCGTTCAGAAAGACTTCGCTCAAGGGATGGCTTGGTGGAGAGTTGACAGCAAAGCAGACACATGACATGGTGTTGGGTGAGGCAGACTTTGCTTGTCACAAGACACGGAGCAAACCGTTGGATAAGATGAGCCGATGCAAGGGTAGTCAGATATTTTTGCTGAATCATTGTAAGCTGCCAAAGTTTAATCAGCCGTTGGCTAAAGCATTGAAGCAGACAGAGAGAGAAGGACATAAGGAGAATGATTATTTAGGATTCGATTTCATAGAGCATCATGAAGGAGGTTATAAACGGAAACAAAAATGAGCAGCAGAGAGAGAATTGATAAAGGTGATTGCTTCAAATCGAATGGAGAATTATTCGAGAGACAATGGGGTAAGCTGGGAGCATTACTTGTGCATGGAATATGTAAGGGAGCAGGAGGAGAGATAAAGGATATTCCGTTCGTGCATTGTTGGATTGAATATCAGGGCATCGTGATTGATGAGAGCAATGGAAGAAAGGTTACAGCCAGAATAGAAGACTACTATCGCATCGGAAGGATAATGTACACAGAAAAGTACACACTCAAAGAAGCGGAGCGTAAGATGTTTGAGACAGGAATGTGGGGATGCTGGACAGAGAAGCTACACAGAGTTTGTGATGAGGCAGTGAGAGCGGTGATGAGAAGAAGGGCTTCGTTGAAGGCAAAAGAAAAAAAAGTAGCTTTGCCCTCAAATCAAATCAAAAATGAGGAAAGATACCCAGCCAAAAGGCAAAGCAAAGCAGAGACCAGAAAAAGTGTCTCCAGCCGACAAAAAACATCAGAAACAAGGAAAATCACAGGAACAGACACCAGCACAAACAGAGTCGTCCACAGCGAAGGAAACGGTCAGAAAAAGCTATCCTAATCGTGGCAATAAGAGCGTAACAATGGCGAATGTGACCGAACGTAATAAAAAGGCGATGGTAGAAGCCCTGCAAGCGTCATTAGGTATCGTTACAACAGCGTTAAATGTTTGTACGGAGAAAGGGGTAGCGGTGAGCAGGACACAGTTCTACCAGTGGATGAAGGACGACCCAGCCTTTGTAGAGCAGGTGAACCAAGTGAAGGAAATGCAGTTGGATTTTGCGGAGAGCCAGCTATTGAAGAAAGTAAAGCTGGGGGATGCGACATGCACAATCTTCTACTTGAAGACGCAAGGCAAAGGAAGAGGATATATTGAGCGGAGTGAGACAGCGATTCTTGGAGCGATAAAAACGAACATCACAATCGAGTAGTAACAATTAAACAATCAAAATAAAATGCCATTTAATAATCCAAAAGAAGAGTACACGGAAAGAAGAGGTAAGATAGCAGAGAATAATGTAATTGTTCTCAAGGGGCTTATGAAAGAACTTGCAAACCCAGACATCGAGCTATCAGTTGCAGTGGTAACTAAAACCGATACAGGAGAAGTCGGTGTTATCTTCGACAAGAAAAATGTAGATAAGGTTGACCTTGTAACAATGCTTTACAAGATTGCTGACAATGCAAACGAAACATTGAGCTTGGAGCAGCGAAAAATAATAACAGACAGAAGCGGATGGGGAAGGAAAGGAGAAAAAGATGTGTGAGCATTGTGACCCAGACCCAGAAGAAACGAAGGAGTTCAGATTAAGTCTTATAGAAGATGTTCGACAGAAGGAGGATGGAGCTTATAGAATCGCGTTCGAGCATAGTTCGGTAAGTGAACGAACGACAGAGTTGCTGATGAGCGTGATAAAAATAATATTGAAAGAAGAGTTCGACAGCAAGGCAGTGCAGGTAGAGAAGATAGGAGAGAGTGAACGTATTTGGTTCTATACACAGTCCAAAGCAAAAGTGCTTCGAGCGATTGAAGCGGTTAATGAAATGCAATGCATTCGTGAAAGAAGAATTGCACAATTGAATTAAGAGCATTGTCGCGCCTGTCACGACAATTAAGTGGGGTAGAATGGCTGGTGATGGGTTCATATCCATTGCCAGCTTTCTTTTTCATATCCCGAATCATTTGTATGTTTGCCGAAATGACAATCAAACAAGTGGACGTACATGGTAAACATTACTTTTAAGAAAGAGAAAGTAAACCCAGTTTACCGACCGTACATCAATACAAACAATCCTTATGAAATTTACTGGGGAGGAGGAGGAAGCGGAAAGAGCTTCTTTATCGCCCAGAAGAATCTTATCAAATGCTTGGGGAGCAGAAGATATAGATTAGTGTTCAGCAGAAAGCAAGCGGTAGATATACGCGATAGTCAATTCTTGTTGTTCAAAGATTTAATCGAGAGCTATAAGTTGCAGCCATTGTTCCATGTGAAAGAATCGAGCATGGACATCATGTGCGTGAATGGCAACAGTATGCTGGCAGCAGGAATGGACGACCCAGAAAAGATTAAGTCTATTCAGAAGCCAACAGACATCTGGATGGAAGAGATAACGGAGTTCGACTATGAAGACTTTGAGCAGTTCGATTTAAGGTTGCGTGGAGAAGCAGGAGAGACCCGTCAGTTGTTTGCCAGCTTCAATCCAATCAATGAAGAGCATTGGGTGAAGAAGGAGCTATTTGATAAGCCGTTGAAGAATGGAAAGTATGTGCATACAACGTACAAGGATAATCAGCACATAGACCAGCGAGAGTATGAAGAGAAGCTGAACAGAATGTCTCCGCACAATCAGCGTATCTACAAGGAAGGCAAATGGGGGCTGCTAAGAACAGGGATGGAGTTCTACCCAGCGTTCGATGCGATGGTGCATGTGAGTGACAAAGCATTGTACGAGCCAGACAGTGCGATTCATCTGACGTTCGATATGAACGTGAATCCATACATGACGCTGCTTGTGAATCAGATCAGGTTCATGCCAGAGACCAAGAGAGTGAGAGTGACACAGATTGATGAAATATGCTTACCTCACCCGTTGAATAAGACCCGATATGTGTGCGAGAGATTCATGCGAGACTATGCAGACCATAATGCAGGATTGTTCTACTATGGAGATGCTACCAGCAAGAAAGGAAACACAATGACGGAGGATGAGGTGAAGCATGACTACGACATTGTAGAAAATGTTTGCAGAAGGAAACTGAACAACGGTTCGTTCAGAGTGAACAAAGCAAATCCCCCAGTACTGAAAAGGAAAGACTTCATGGATGATTTGTTCAGAGGCAATACAGCGATAGACTATTTGATTCATCCGAAGTGCAAGAACACAATCAATGACTATCTGTATTTGAAGGAGGGAGCAGACGGTAAGAAGTTCAAGGAGAAGGAAGAGAATAAAATCACTGGAGCTAAGTTCGAGAAGTACGGACATTGCAGTGATGCAGAAGAATATTTCTTTTGCTATGCGTTCGAGAATATCATGAGACAGTACGAGCGGAGATAAGTGATGGAGATGTATCGGCTATTCAAGAGCAAGTTCTTTGCAGGAACAATCAGCACAGCAGACCAGTTCTTGATTGATAGTGCATCATTCGTAACGCGGATAGAGATGATGCAGATACTTGAGCTTTACAGCATAGACGAATTGCAGATATTGATACACCAGGATGCGATAGGATGCAAGTTGTACGCTTCGCTCCGGCAGTACTTTGTTGACAGAGCCAGAAACGAAGAGAGTGAGCATTGAAAAGAATAATTTATATTTGACCCGAATAAAAACAAACCAGCTATGAAGCAATTAGATGCAGAGGTAATCCTTAGAGAAAAAATAAAGGACAATAGCACCCATCAAGACTATGACAAGGTTGTGAAGTATGCGAAGCTGATGAAAAGGCTGGTGACAGGACACAACATAGAACTGGAGCTATTGCAATTTGTACGAAGGGAGACGCTGCCAGACTTTACACAGAGGGTGCAGTTGAGCCATATTATAACGCCAGCGATATGCAGTGCGATAATGTCGCCAGCGTACAAGATTCCAAAGGTGAAGCCAACGGTTGACAGAATAGACTTCGAGAGTGATTCAACGAAGACAGGAGACAGCATACTGCTTGACCTGAAGGCTAAGACGGAGAAGCTGGAGAGTGCAGTAGATGCATACAACGGAGGAGCAGGTGTGTGCGGATTTCAGGAGACAAGATTCTTCCCGATGAGTTATATAGACCCGAATGCATTTGTGCTGACATTGTTCGGAAAGTTTGATAGCAGATTCGAAACAGCAAAGCCATATCCAGTAATAGCAAGCAGCGAAGAAGCGATATGGTATGACATTACAGACAATAATTTGTACTGGCTGATTGTTCGTAACAACATCACGTATCAAGAAAAATTTAATCTTGACCAGACTACAATATCAACGCGGACGGTTGAAGGAAAAGTTTATCAACAGTACTTCGACAATGGAGTGGTTGAATATTCGCAGGTAGATGCAAGTGATTATGGCAATTTGCCAGACATGACTGAAATTAATCTTGGAGCAGGAGTTGTTTTCTTTAAGGTTGATTCAACCAGAGTGTTCAAGGTCAGTTATTACAATGCGAAGACAGGAGGAAAGATTCAGGCGAAGCGCATAGGCTATAAGTTGGATGAAGCAACGGATGGCAGGACATGTGTAAGCCCGTTGCATCCGGCACTGCCGTATCTGATGAAGAGCATTAAGTTGTGCAGCGAGTTGGATATATCGGTAACGCTGCATACGTTCTTGCAGAAGATAGCATACCAGCCAAAGTGCAAAGGAGAATCGAATACGATAGGATGCGACAATGGATATGCACCGAATGGTACGATATGCACAGTATGTAAAGGAGTTGGCTATGTAGTTCATGAGAGTTCGCAGGATGCAATCTACTTGAGCTTACCACGAAACAAAGATGATGCGTTCGACCTGACGAAGCTGATACACTATCAGGATATTCCGATTGACATATTGAAGTTCCTGAAAGAGCATTTGCAAGATGTAAAGGATGATGCTATTTCAGCAGTGTATAATGGAGAGGCACTGATTGAGCAGAGCATAAACAAAACAGCAACAGCGAAGACATACGACATGCAGAATGTGTATGATGCGTTGTACCCATTGGCGCAACAGGATGCAGCGTTCAGAATATTCCAGATAGAATTGATTGCTGGGATGAATGATTTGAAGGGAGTGATTGTTGAGTATTCATATCCGAAAGACTTCAAGATGCGCGGACTTGAAGAGTTGATGGACTTACTTGAGAAGGCAAACAAAAGTGGTGCGCCTATGGCAATACGAAGTGACATAAGCAATGACATTGCTGCGATGATGTTTCAAGACAGACCAAATGACCTAAAGAAGTTGCAGGTGAAGCAGCAGTTCAATCCTTTCGATGGAAAGAATGTTGAAGAAATAAATATCATTCTGGTGAATGACCTTTGTACGAAAGAACACAAAATAATGTGGAGTGAATCGGCTACGATATTTGCAGAGCTTGAAGAGGAGAGTATGCAGCAGACGGTGACGAATGCGAATGCAATATGGTTCTATGATTTGCCATATAAAGACCAGAAGACTGCTATACAGAAAAAGGTTGCAGAGATTGTAACACAGATAGAAGCAGACCAGCCAGTAGCTACGCAGTTCGATGCAACTGGTGTTCCAGTTGGAGCAGCACCAGCACCAGTAGCACCAGCAGGTGGTCAGGGTGGAGCAGCATTGTAATCATGGCAGTATTCTATAAGAAGACAGCGAATGAAGAGCTTGAGGTTGTCAACTTGGAGCATAAGCTGAATAATAATAAGTACAGTAGAGAGATTAAGATATTCGGACTAACTGTTTATAGATACGAATACACTTTGAAGTGTTCGATTAAAGCAGAGCCAGAACAAAATAAAGTTGGCTTTACAATAGAAGGCAAATGACGAAGGAAGAGATAGCGAAAATAAAATCGCAGTTCATAAGAGACAAACAGGTTGCACTGATGAAAATAACAGGAGCAGCAGAGCGTCAGCTATTGGATGAGATTTATAATGCACTATTCGATGAGCTTGGAAAGAGTGGTGGAGCTATCGCTTCGGAATCAGGAAGCACGATGAAGTTATCAGGAGCAATTGAAAAAGTGTTCAAGCATTTTCAACAGAACAAAAGTGTTGACATAATCAATGGCATTGTCGCAGACCTGAAAGAAATCGGAGACCTGAACAAGCAATACTTTTCAATGTTCAGAGTTCGTGCGCAGAGATTGAGTGCGATTGT